CCAAGAAGTTTATTCAAGTTCGCCTTGAAGTTTGGATTACTCTGTTGATAGATTGTAGTTCCTTCTGTTAAACCAGTTTGTTCAGCAGTTGTCAAACTTTTTGCTAATCCTACAACAGCGTTGTATGAAACCATGTCGATTGGATTAGGAACAAGAGAAACAATCTGTCTGTTTCCAATATCTAAATCAGGATTATAGAAATTAACACTACCAGAATTTGCAGTAAATTCCGCTCTGTATAAATTGAACTTCAAGTCTTCTAACTGACTCGGATCCCATGTAGCACCGTTTTGTGATTTGAATAGTGAACCAAGTAATGGCTGTTGAGATACAATGACTTTCTCAGAATCTGCTGAGTTTACAGTTGTGATATCTTCTTCACCCATTCTAGAGATGTATACAAAATATTCGTTAGATGCGGAAAGAAGAACAAGAGCAAACTCTCCTCCACCTTCACAATAAACAGGTGATGGGAATGTAAATGTAGTTGCCGCAGATCCATCCTCTGATAGTACAACTTCACTTGGATCAAGAATACACTCACCAAATGGTAAAATTTCTTGTGTGGGTAAACCAGTTTGTAGTGTTCTTACTTGAAGTGTAACAGGTAATTCGTTTGTATCTTTAGCTTGGAAGTAAACATCACACTTGGTAAGATATACACCATTAATATCAGGAACTTCAAATGATTGTGCAAGAGGGTCAACCCATCTTGTCTGACGAGTTGTTCTCTGGTTAAATGCAGTCGATACTACTTCTCTTGTACTTGTATCTGTCACAGTTCTAGAATCAGACTGTGGAATCCTCTGAACATCAGCATTTCTTGTTCTAAGAGTTGATGCCTCTACAGTTTGTAGAGTTCCAGCAGCAGTGTAGTTTGCTGAACCTTCACTGTCTGTGAATCCAGAGATAGTTTGATTAGTAGAACTAGATGATAATGTAAATGTCTTAGTTCCAGTATTGAATGTTGGAGCTGAAGGAACCGTAGGATCTGGTAGGAATAAAGATCCAATAAGAACTCCCGCCTTATCAGTAATAAGTCTGATATTAGATACAGTTGCAATAGCACCACTAGACTGTCCAACTAATTTCATTCCAGTCGTAATGTATCCATAGAATCCAGATGCAGCTTGAAGTTCTAACGCAGCAGTATCAACGTTTAAAACTGTAGTAGTTGAAGAATATGTTGGTGCAATAGATGATGATGGTTCGTATGGATTTTGTTTATATGTTTGTGTTGGTGCATTGTATGGGCCATATTTGTGATCCTGATTTGCAAGTCTGAATCTAATTGCATCATTATTAGAATTAGGACGACTTCCTTCTACAATTTCACCAGCACCAAATGTACCCGATACCATTGTAACTTCAACAAGTTTAGGCACAACAAATCTTGCCATGTCAATATTATCAAAGAATGGATATAATCTTGTATTTGGTTTTAATCTTCTACAAACAAATTCAATATTTCTAGATCTCATTGTAGCAACAACTTCTGTGTTGACTACCTTATCTCCAAGACTTGTTGTATCAAATCTTTCACCAACTCTAAACTGAATACCTTCTCTAGTTTGATTTCTAGTAGTGACTGTAGTTTCATTTCTGAATACATCTCTTCTATCCAAGAATCGTGTGGTTGTAGTAATTGGAATACCACCTCTACGAGGGCCTACAAATGGCCCCATCTTCTGAACTGTTCTACTAAGAACTGTTGATTCTACATCCATTCTAGTGACAGGGCCTAGTGTAGAACTTCTTCCTGTCCATGTAGTTTCCCAACCACCCCAATCAACAGGTGAAAGACCAGTATTACTATCAGCGCCAGTCATTCCCATCATTGAATTGAAACTACCTTCAATATCATATGTTGCGGAAGTTCTTCTAGTTTCAATCCATGTATCAGTCGCTGGGTTTAATTCAACCTGACCAATCCAGTTTACAACAGCGAATGGGTTTACGTTTACGATTCTAGTAGCAAATTTATTTTCTAGGAAAATAGTATCATCATAATTCAAACATACAACATCACCAACTCTTCTAACATTAGAATCACCTAAGTCGCCTGCAAATCTATAGTCCGCTGATGGATTAGATGATGTTGCGGCACCAACTATAGCTTCTGATCCAAGTAATAAATCAATAGAAGTTGTATAGTGCTGTGGTCTTAATCTTCCTTCAGTAGAGTCAATAGATGCCTTGAATTGCCTATTTGTGACATCACCAGAAGTCACCGACTTAAAGTTGTCAACAAAGAAACCAGACTTAAATCTATCAAGATTAGTTTGTGGATCACGAAGAGACATATTAGTTGTTTCTACTTCAAGTAGAGACAAAGATGTGTAATATTCAATATTCTTAACTCTATCCTCAATAGTAGCGATATCCTTCATTCGGAATCGTTTATGTCTAGCGATAGTTAATTTTACATCATCTGTGTTATAAACATAAGGTGGCATCTCAATGGTAGCCACTTCTAATGCATTGTCTATGGTGTTTGGTAGTTTTGGATAGACTGCTGGTGCTCCCTTTAATATTGAGAAAATACCTTCTTTACTTAAGAAAAGTTTGTCTATTCTGCCAAGGTAGTAATCATATGAAATATTGAATGACTTATCCTGTGCAATAATATGTGATGTGGAGGATGTACCAGACTCAAATTGTCTAGCAAAGAACTCGCCAGGAGATCTACTTGCAACAGCACTAGTTACTCTTGGTCTTAAATCAATAATATCAGAAGCATATATTCCACCCACAGTAGGTAAACTGTTCTTATATAAACTAGAGTCATATGAATTTACAGTTACAAAGTCGCCTGGGTCTGCAGCATCAATTACATAGTTATTGTAGATAATAGTAATTCTTCTCGTAGGAGCTTCTGTTCCTGATCTTCTGACAATCGCAGAGTAATCAACATAATCTAATTGTTGGCCAGGATCAAATTCAAAGTTGTTTTGAATATCTTTATCGCCTGGAACAAATGTTTGAACTATACCTTGAACATTAGTCTCTTCAAAAGTGACTGTTTCTCCAACTTCAAATGTATTTTCATTCTGATATACAAAATTAACTTCATTAGAACCATTAGTTTCTACAAATACTGCTGATGCACCAGAATTTTTACCAACTATAGTTTCACCTTTTAAGGCATTCAATAAATTGGAGTTTAAATTTGTTAATTCAAGTGTAGGTAATTGTGGATCAGAAGTTGTTGATGATTCTAATATGGCAAGAACATAAGCAACATCACAAACGCCTAAGGATATTCTTTTGTCTTGAACTCTATTACTATAAGTTGTATCATATGTTAAACCATCATTTAACTTCATTAACCCAGTGCCTGACTCGGTTTTTGCAGATTTGTTAATTGTATATGTTGATGCTCTCTTTAATACTTTTGATTTTGGTTTTACATTTACCTTTCTAAAAGTCACTGTCAATACAGCATCACCAGATGCTACAGACAAACCAGATAGAGTAACTGTTCTACCACTAACTGTTAGTTTCTGATCAGTTAAAGATTCTACGACACCAGTTGTTTTGAATGATAAGTTGTAGTCTTCTTCATCAAATGGTTCTAATGTTAAATTTGCATCAGTTTCTAATGTTCCACTAAAGGCATTACTTGCAACTGTAATTGCATATGATTTTTTGAACACAAGATTTGCACCATTTGTGTCTACAGATGCAATATTACTTTTTGTTAGTTCACTGAATAAAAATGCACTAGAGTTGTTTTTAACTTCTAGAGTAACCTTGAACAAGTCATTTACATTGACATCGGCAGATGGTAATGCACCTGAGTTAACGTTAGTAACATCAGAAATTGCTTCAAGAGTAATTGACTGTGCTGTGAATCCAGTCACACTGTTCATTGTAGGAACACTATTACCAGCAACACTATATTGAATGATATCTCCAGTTTTGATACCAACGCTAGTAAAGTCTGCACTAGGAGAGGTTATAGTAGATGCAGAGGCAACTGCTTGACTAACAGTGTACTGAGTTGCAGTAGGTGCCAATAAGTGACCTAAATTCAATACAGTATCTGCACTAAATTTGTAATTAGTTGGATCATTTCCTACTAATTGTTTTACATCATCAATACCATAATCTTCTACTCTGTTAATACTTCTGGATACATCAACACCATTTATTTCTATCTGTTCTCCAGCTTGAAACTGACCATTTACTTGGTACAGTACTAACTGCATAGAATTATTTGAAGCTTCGTAAGCATATCCTGTTGCACCACTATTCTTACCTTCAACATATGAGGGAACAGTTACACTAGTTTGTGTGTTTAATTGGAGGTATGTAAATGTTTGGATATCGTATAAAGAAGATTCAAATACAGTAGAAGAATCAGCATATCCTACGTTCTTTAATTTGATATCATATAATCTGGCAACACCAACTTGTAATCCACTGCCTTCTCCAACAGTTACAGTTCTTTTATTAAAAAGATTGACATATGAATCTGTTCCTATTCCAACAGGGGGTGAACCACTTACATGATTAAGTTCTATCTGTCTTCCTACACTAAATGGTGAAGCTTCGTTTGTAATTCTTTCTGTAGTTCTTGGTTTCTCTACATCGAAAGTTGTGGTTGATATTGTTTCTATGTCATATCCTTTAACGTATGCCTTTCCTGGCCCTATGTTCAAACATAATAGATCGTCTGTAGGTGTATTTCCCTGTTGAGTTAATTGATCGGAATAGAAGGCACCATCGTTACCAATTCTGTTATTCAAACACTCTTTAACAGTTACATTAAATGGATTTACATAATAATGTCCCGATTCGTCAAATGTTCTTTTTGCTAACTCATCACGGATCAAATTATAGTTTGACTCTTTAACAAATTTTTGTAATTCACCATTTTCAATCCTCATCAATTCGATGAAGTTCTCGTCATTCAAATCTGTAAGAGATTTTTTGATGAGTGTTGTTGATAGTTTGAATCTATCAGCACCAGGCGCTGCAAAGTTTGAGAATCCCCTTGCATTATCATACAGATCGTTGTCAGATGCAGAAGCAGTAACTAATTCTTCTTTGACTAATAAACCAACTCTATATGAAGGTGAATTTGTATATTGATCTAAAATAACTGTAGAGTCAGAAACAGTTACGAAGAATCCTCTGATAAAGTAAACACCCTGAGCAATCTTTGCTGCAGCACCAGTTGAAGTTGCATTTGATATAATTGTTGTCGCAAAACTACCACCAGATCTTATACTAGAAAGAGAGTAATTAAGATCTTCTTCAAGTAATAAGTTTTCTCCATCTGCAAAAGATGCCCTAGAGAAATCAGTATCACTAGAACTCTGATATTTGATGTATAAAGTATATGCACCTTTTGTTGATTCTCTATTTGTAATATAAGTTTCTACCTTAGCACTAACACCACTAGTTTCACCTTTAATTTTTTTGCCTTTTAGACTCTCTAGGTATAGAGAAACAGGAATACCTAAGTGACTATCATCAATCTGAACAGAAGTATAATCTGAATCATACGCAATCTGGCCAGGAATTACAACAGAACCTTCTTTGAAAAAATGCTTACCAAACTTCTCAATCTGATTCTGTAGAATAGATTGGAGTGTAGTAAGTTCTCTAGACTGTACAGGTAAGCCTGGTTTGAATAGTACCCTCTGATAATTTTTTAACTCTTCAAAATCATCAAAGTATGGAGATGAATTTAAGTTGGTATTCTGTGGCATTTGCTTTTAAAACTCCAGCACTATTTTGATGTCTTCCTTTTGACTTGCCGATCTAGGAATCGCAGTCCTGTTATCAATATAGATTATTTCACCAGATTTAGTATTGAACTCAGCAGATGAAATACCAGCACTAAAATTCATACCAAGTTGATAGACTTTATTATTTATTGAGGTACTGACACCGTTATAACCAGTATCAATAGACAATAAAGAACCTGTCACAGATGACCCACTAATGGTCAATCCATATCCAACATCAGGATTAGCGGTGAATGGTATTATCTTGTATCCAGTTTCACTAGATGCAAGACCCATTGGTTGATAATACTTCAATACTCCTGTAACTTTATCCCATGATGCAACAAATCCAATTGCAGTCGATCCAACACCGACTGTCTGTGTGATCTCAGAGTCAACAGCATATGTTGTCCCTGTTGTAACTCCAGCCATCTTTATTGCTTTCAATCCACTCACCATGGCAGTGTCTAGTAATTCTGTACTACTACCAAATACGGTGGGATTTTTTATTAGTCCAACCCTAGCAAAGTCATTACCTTCAATGATATCTGGGTTAGTTTCGATAGTCTCAAATCTAGAATATAGAAGAGCTCTGTATGCACCGAGTTCCCTATAAACGTCATATCCATGGCCACCTTTAGGTGGAATAATTACACTGAAACCAGCAGCAGATGTTGTTCCTATTCCAGTATTGGTAAGGTTAGCAAGAACACCGCCAGACTCAGAGCCAGGAGCGCCTGGGAAGAACTGTATTGATCCGTGGGTATATCCTTCTCCTCCGTCAGTAACAAATACTTCAGATACCTTTCCGAAAGAATCAACCGTAATTGTTGCCTTTCCTCCTGATCCATCTCCGAGAATTGGAACATTGGCAAAAGATGTAGAGATTGGTTGATAGTTAGAGCCTCGATTATCAACAACCACAACTTCGATTTTTCCATCTATAGCGTTAGCCTTTGTTGCAACAGTCTCGCCTTGATTACCCCAGTTTTCGGGCACTGGTATGTATTCAATAGAGTCAAATTTAACGATTTCGGATGGTTTAATCGTATAAAGATATTTCCAAACGTAACCATCGCCACTAGTGCCAGCTGCCCTTGGTTCAAGGTCAACAAATGTGGGTTGGTCATATGAAGGCCTTCCCTTTGGGTTCTCAGGGTCTGATCCATTTTGCAGACAGATGTAAACTTTCAAGTCTTCATTTACTATGTAGTAATTTGCCTCGTACAAACTACCTTGTGAAGTAATTGGTGTTAAATTGTAAATATTGTAGTCATGTCTATACATCTCATAGGTAGTACCAGCAACCCATGATACCTTTCTAACAAGTCTACGAACATCCTTGTCAGTCACTTTCTTCA